CTATCTTGCTTACCAACACATAGAGTGTGCCAGTACCCGAATCAGTTACCACCCATAAATCTTCACCTTCCATTAAGGTAAGCCTGACTTCATCACCATTATCCATGATGTACCCATTGCTTGTAGTTACACCGCTATTACCAATAAACACCTGATGCTTAGCATGTAGCAATACATCACGGCTTACATTGTCCACACTCACAATTGATTGACTTGTAGTAGTTACTGTTACCTGACTACTTACTATTGCCATTGATCTGTTCCTCACTCTGTAATCTTGCACGCCTAAACCTTGCAAAGTCCTGATGGTGCTTCTTGCCCATCCACATCTTGCGCTGGTGATCCATTTGTACGCCGGTGTGTGCATATAGTTTATACCCAAAACTCTTAGCCCTAATGCACCACAACAAATCTTCACCTACCCATTCATGGTGTAATGGCATATCCTGGTAGAAGCACCACTTACTACCCTGATGTGTTTGATCGGCTTCTTTTACAAACCTTTCAAACACTGACCTATGCACAATGATTGCACCTGTACCAGCGGCATCTATTTCAATCACACTATCTTCTTCATAATCATGCACTGCATACAATCCATTATCACTACCTAACTTAAATATGCACGGCACTGGCTCTAAGTACAACTCACCAACATCCCAACCGCCATGCACTACACCTGACACAATAGGCCGTTCATCTTTATCAGCGGCCGCTACTAACTTCTTAAAATGATCAACTGTAAATCTCTGATCTGTATCTATCTGCAATAACCAATCATCTGTGGTTTTCTCTAAGAAGGTTGCAACAATCTGATTACGCAATCTGCTAATAACACCTGATCCTTGTAGGCTAATGAACTGCCCTAACTGCTTCTGTGATCTAGCCACATCCAATATGCTGGTCATAAAATCTGTTACTACATACCCAGGTGATGTAACCCCAATTGTAATTTTCTCTGTATCTTTCAATGCCATCCCTTCTTCTTAAAATGATTGTAGGCCTTACACGCATTTGGTATGCCTGCATCTTTATCTACCCAACCATACCTTGCACCAATATAACGCTTACCCCATTCAATTTGTTTGATGCCATCAACTGTGGCTAAATACTTTGATCTACCCTGTGGTATCCCATAATGACTACCATTCTTAGCCTTTGGGTTAAACCTACTCTCATGATGGTATAGATCAATCAAACAGTAAGTCTGTTGCCAATTGTAATTTAGACTAATAAATATATGCTGTTTGTAATGATTAGGCTTGTAATGTGGTAAAGATTTAGCACTCTCTAAATTCAAAAATGTTGCTAAACATAGAACTATCCCAAATAGCCAGCACCTTGCGAACTTACCGCTACGGCGGTTCGCATTTTTGGCTTTAGGCCAAATGCTAAGGCTAGAGCCTACCATAAGCATAAAAATCATTTGCAAATAACCTTTCGGATTATCTCACTATATGAGATGTGATTTACTTCACATTTTCCTTCTGATTTAGGATTGCACATATAGAACAGGCTTGATTAGCCAATAACCATTTACCGCATTTAGGGCATCTTGATGGTTGCACCGGTAGCCTTTTCTAATAATAAATCAACCATCTCTATAAATGGCCGGCAATGTCTTTTACTGGTCATGTAAAACCTATCCTCAATATCCCTTTGTGCATCATAGTAAGTTCGGATTGTCCAGTATTGCTTGGTTGCAGTAGGAATAACAAAGATACCCCGGGTAACCTGGCTAATCATTACATAAGCCCAGGGTTTAACTACCTTAGAATCATACCCATGCACTGTATCTACAATCAATGGATTATGGGGAAAGTCATCAGCATTTCTAAATGATCGGCTAGAACTCTTAACTTCTAATACCAGGTCATCAATCACTATATCTTTTTCATTTAGAGTTTTATTGCGTATCTCATCATAGGTAGCGGCCATACTAAATTCCGGCACTACCACATTTGGTACACCAAAGGTTTGTAAAAGATCGGCTATATAAAGATTATAGCCATGCCCCTCATACATGGCTTTTTCATAATCAAACTGTGCCATTGATGCACCCACAACTTACACACTCTTTGTACCCATGTTGCGTGTAGAACCTTGCATCATTGCAGTAATAACATTTTTCAACATCAGGTATTAAATCTACCTGTACACCTGCATCAGTAAAGGTAGCCCTAACCCCATGCTTATCAATGATCTCCATATCACCCATTGTTAGCACCTGGGTAGAACCATTTACCCTCTTTGCTTCGGGTTGCCCATCTTGCATCACACACTTTGGCGGCGCATACATAGCCATAGTAAGGCGTACCCCGACCCTTCGCTATACCGGTTCGCAATTGCATTTCACCATGTTGGCAATGTTGTACCGCTGGCACATCAGTTGCAACTGCATCAACTACTTGATCTAAAGTTAATGGTGTTGGATCAGTGTTTTGTTCTTGATTATCTTCTGCAAACCGCTCACGCAATACCCTTTCCATCAATGCTGACTTACTACCTGGCCTGCCATAGATAGCCTTTACAGGTTCTTCTTTAACTGGCCTAGATAATAATTCTTCATTTAACTTTTCAGTTGGTGTAACTGCCCAGGTTTGCCTTTCCTTAGCCGCTATTACTTCCTGTTTTGATGCAACTCTTTTTGTTGCAGATTTCATAGCCGCGACAATAGCCCGACCCCAGGCAGATGTTTCACATATCATAAGTTCACTGCCAGCGGTCATGCCTTTACCTGGGATTTGTTCCCAGGCAACGGCTACCCCAGGGCGAACATCATGCGGATCGCGGTAACATGCGGCTGTATAAACCACATAGGTTTTACCCTCTACCTGCACAATGTCATACGGCTTATTAGGATTATATGGTTGCAATGATGCTTCCGGATATGCTTCTTTCAACTGGGCTATGCGCTCAGCCACATCAACATAATCATTCATGTTCATTACTTATTTTCCCTATCCCAAAGGCTTACAACCTTTTCCATTAAGTAATCATTATCTTCTTGTAATTGCTTTGTACGCAAAGTTGGATGATTAACTGTTGGATAATTGCTAACTGTAAATTTCTGTACCTTTACGCTTGATTGCTTAGCATCCATTGTGCCGCGTTTATAGCCACTCTTAAAACCTTTATCGTAGCCATTTTCTACTGCAATGATCCAGGTTGCCGTAAGCATTAACCCAACCAATGCAAACAATATGATGGTCATTAACCACCCTAATACTTCATAGTTCATATTTCACCGCTTCCTTGAACTTGTCTAACCAATAGGCTTCAACCATTTTGGCTGATAGCCTTCCTCTGATCTGCCTAGCACCAATAGCCTTTTTGGCGTGTTGGCGGATCAGGGAAGCCTTTACAAAGTGCTTACGCTTTTCATCAACATAAGCACCTGATTGTTTATCATATTTAACTAATTCCAACTCATCACCTTTTCTAGTTCATCCGGTAATGCAACTGGATCAACATTATTGATCACCTGGTATGTACTGCCATTTGGATGTATTGATGGTGGTAGCACTACATAACCCTTATGTTTAATATCTATGCCTGGTATTAGTTTGCCTTTAAATTGCTTATCCTTGTCAGCCAAATAATAGAAGTGAAAACCATTATCTGTTTTAACTGTATGAGTATTAGACTTTACGCACTGCCGGCGATAATCTTCCCATAGGGTTCTTGATGCAATGTTGCGTATATCAAAATCAAGCACCACTAAATTAGATTGCACAATAGCCAATCCAATATTGCGATCTTCTTCTTTAAACCATCTTTGTACAGTAGTTAGATCATTGCTTGCATCAAGGTAACCATGCCTTAAAAACTTACACGGCTCTTTAGATTGTGGTTTAAGTGGTAGTACAAACCAACCCTTTTCTACATACGCTACGGCGTTCATGCGTAAACCCATGACCCGCGATAGTTAGTTGTAAAGCAATATTGACCAACAGCATTGTCAAAAGAGATGCTGAAATCATATTTATTTTGCTTTAAAAACTCAGTAGCCAATATTGCCGAAGCATAATTTTCTACCCAGTAAATAAACAAATGCGACCAACAGATTGAATCTTCAAACCTATCTTTTTGGCTTAGCCAATCCGGTTCAGTTGCCCATTCCATTTGTGCATCAGTTAAGGCTTCAAATTGATTCTTTGTAATTTTCATTAGTGGTTCACCTTCTGATTGTGTACATACTCAGCCAGTAAACCAAACAGTTTAGATTTTAATCTACGCACTGCATCATCAGGTGTTTTACCAAATGATGTGAACTCACCTAATACATTTGATGTAGATGCAACAT